TACTTCTGATTATGCTACTTCTGCTGATTCTGCTGCTGATGCTGCTGCTTATGATTCTACTGCTTATAATGCTGCTTATACTGCTTATGCTGCTTATGCTACTTATGCTGCTTATGCTACTAATGCTACTAATGCTGCTTATGCTACTTATGCTGCTTATGCTGCTAATGCTGCTGCTTATGCTAGACACAAGTATTTTGCAGAAGAACTAATAAAGATTATGGAAGGATAAGATTATGAGTGACCACGGAGAAACAGACGCATGTAAAAAACTATGGGGAGCTGCTCTGAACCAGAGAGTTGTTGACGCGATCTACCCGTTCAAGATACCAGATAATACAAGTGACATCGGGGCGTTATCATTAGCAGACCAAAAGAAGAACTTTGTTAGAATGATTAATAAAGGAGGGAGATTGCCAACGATGGACACAGCTAAGAAAATCCAGATAGACAGGGCGTTAAACTGGTTAGAGACTGACCAGTTAGATAATACCTGTGATATATTGGGATATGGCGGCGAGTTTGTTAATAGAACGTTTAAGTTCTGTCAAGAGGCTGTAACATATAGAAAAGAAATATATTCAATGGGAGAAGCATAATGAACGATGATGAAATAAACGACTTTATAGACGCAGCATACGAAGTTGCGGGAACAGAAGCGGATTTAGTGTTATTTAGAAGGGGTGAGTAATGAGGAAGCAAGCAGAACACGCCCTTGAGGTATGCCACGATGAACATGAGCTGTTTGAATCGGTGGAATGTGGAAACACACCATACGAGGCCATTACCAAGGCAGGATTAAAAGACGAATATAATTTATGGATATATATTAACATTAAGTAAGGTTACAAAATGAAAGAACTACAAATTACACTAGCACCAGTTAAGGAGACTCGACTGGTAGAGTATGACGAAGACCAAGACCTATACGCATGGATTGCTGAGAATTTGGCAGTGGGTGAGAGTGCAATGATTAGTGACTACCCGCTTAACCAAAGAGGCTATAGTAATGTGGCCTGTATTATGAATAAGTTTAAACCAAAGAAGTTTAGTACCATTGTTAGGGGCGGGGCTGTAAGAGTGGAGAGGTTGGTGTAATGGAAACATACCACCCCATAAAGGGCAATGATCGCTATACAATCACGCTGGAGTACGTTGGAGAGTCCATGCCTAAATATGTAACCCGACACCTTGACAAGCCGCTAGGGTGTTACACAGGGGTCAGAGAAGCGGCAAACAAAGCAGAGGAGCATGACAATGACATACAGAATCAACACAGTATTCGGCGTAGTAGTTGAGGAAGACTACTTAACCGCTAAGGAGTTTATAGACGAGCAGAAAGCCTATATACCGCCTAACGACAACAACAAGACGCCATTCGGTATGAGAACACCATACCCACATGAAGTTGTAAAAGATGGCACAGTCATGTATGTTGGCGAGAAAGATAAATGTAACCGACTAGCTCTGAAATTCAGAGGCGTGTCACAAGTCAAACTAAGAGAGATATAAAAATGACCTACCCATACGAAAATCGAAAACGAACAGCACGAATCAATGGACAGCCAATGGAGGGTGACACCATTATTATTAGAGGAACCATTACTAAGGACGGGAGAAACCCTGATGCTAAACCTATGGTGTCTGACGAGAACTTGTTTAATGGCACTAATCAAAAAATATATGCGGGGAACCTGTCTAAATCTGATATGACTAAATTGCTGGAGGTGTTCAAGTAATGAAATATATATCAAGACCACACGAAATAAAAGCGTTCCAGTTTTTGAGAGGGGCTAAGGCACCCGATTGGTTCGTTGATGCTTATCATCTAGGTAAGATACAGATGACCCTAGATGAGGAAAAGGACGATGATAACTACATAGTTGTCTTTGGTAAGCAGCAAACTGAAAAAGCATTTTTGACAGACTGGGTATGTCGGGCTGATCACGGTAAGATTTACGTATTAGATGACGCAAGCTTTAGGGAATCATATGTTTTAAAAAAGTTGACTGCTGTCCCTGAATAGGGTAATTTAAACTGAAACGAGGAGAAGACCATGTTAGAAGACATTAAAAGTAAAATAGAAGCTGTTATTGAGAGCGTTGACGAGCCTGAACACACAGGGGAATATGTCCACGCGGCTAATAAGCTTAGTGATATTTCCAACGAGCTTGTGAAGCTACGCAAGAGTACGGTTGAGTATATCAAAGGGATTGACACTGAGTTTATTCAGGCGTTAGATATTGAGTTTCAGAATATTATATTTGAGATAGGTGAGTTAGCTAATCTCTGTGATGATAAAGAGGATTACTTTATCGCGTGTAGCAAGGAGGCGTTATGAACAACATTAAAACAATACGTGATGCGCTGGAATCAATAGACAGTATTTTGTGCGAGTGCGCAGACCATTGTGATGATAGAGCAGATATATCAGATTATGACGGAGAGACGGGGCAAGCCTTCCCCAACGCTGAGGCCATTCTGTTGGCCGATATTACAAGAGTACTTGGCTCTGATATTGTTGCTCTGCGAAAAGCACTAGACACCCTACCAGACAGAGATAAGATTATCGCGGAGTTAGAGGGGTTGTTGTGGGATATGTATTTATTTAACGCAGAAACCTGCGCCCATAACGAAGCAATCCACGATGCAATCGCCATAGTAAGGAGTGCGTGATGATTGGCAAAGTAATTAAAGAAAACGGGCGGTGGTATGCGTGGTGTGAGCGCCACAAGTGCGCTAGAAATGCCTTTAGTGATGAGGGCTGCGCTGTGCTTGATATTATGTTTCCAGAGATAAAGGAGTTACCTAAATGACCGATGAAAACAAAATGCCTGAGACTTGGAAAGATATTCCAGAGCATGAAGGGCTTTACCAAGTTAGCTCTCTAGGTAGAGTGAAGAGCTTGGAGAGATACGCTATAATGCCTAGAGGACGAGAACGCCTTATCAAAGAAAGATACTTGTCCGCCTGTGACGATGGTGGTGGATACTTGCAGCTTAACCTTAGCAAGAACGGTAAATCTAAAATCAGTAAGGTTCATAAGCTTGTTTCTAGGTCTTTTCTCGGAGAACCTAACGGACTTGTCGTTAATCATATAGACGGAGATAGAAGGAATAATATTATAGAGAATATTGAGTATGTCTCTGTCAGAGAGAACACCACGCACGGTAAGAACACAAAGAAAACTTATACTGGGGCTAGGTTCCATAAGAGGCATAACAGGTGGTATTCGCATATAAGCATAAAGGGCGTAAAGAAATATCTGGGCTGTTTTAAGACTGAGAAAGAGGCCGCTGTTGCTTATAAAGATGCGCTAACAACATACGGAGTGGGGAATAAATATGCCAAATGATTTACCAGAGGAAGACCAACTAACCAAGGCCAATAAGCGCATAGAGGTATTGGAAGGTGCATTGGAGAAGATTAGAACAGGAATGGTTCCTAGATATTGTGGCGCTTACGCAGAGCTAGCAAAACAAGCACTAGCAGCAGATGGGGGTGAGTGATGGGAACCTTTAGTTTTAAAATTCCGCAGAGAAGGAAACAGTTAGTACGACTTCACGCCAGTATCTATGAGCAACTTCAAGATGCAGCGTGTGAGGGTAAGGGCGAGCCATTAACAGAGAATGATAGAAAATTAATGTCTGGTGAGAAAAGAATGACACTGGCAAACATCAGTAATTTAGCCTTCAAGATGGGCAAAAGATGGAAAATCAAACTCGTAGATATAGGGGATGATGATGCGTGATTTACTGGCACTATGGTGCATAAGACTAGCTAGGCGGCTCACAACATGGGGCATGACTGATGATTGCTTAGCGGAGGCTGCGGAACAACAAGAATGGTGGAGAACACAGATATGACTAAACTAGAACAACTAAACGCCATAGTAGATAATGTTTAAGTGGCTTAAAAGATGTAGATTAAAGCACACCAAAGCCGCAGGCTACCCGATGCCAGAGAATATGGTTGTTGTAATAAGCTTCGAAAGGCAGGGACGTAAAGTCATTAAGTTATTCCACTGCTGTATTTATGAATGTTCGTCATGCGGGAAGCGCTCAATTCTTATGGATTCTTGCCATTACATAAAGCCCTCTCGCTGCGCGGAGATTAAAAAGTTTATAGAACACGAAACAAGCTTAGATGAATTTAAAGAATTTCTGGACAATGAAGATATAGAATACGAGGAGACACAACATGAATGAATTACGCACCAAGATAGAAGATGCATTAAGTGGCATACAGAAGATGGACGCTAATTCATCTTGTCCATACAGCTTGGAGGCTCATGTTCCTTTAATCCAATCCATCCTAACAGCCGTACTAGACCAGATACCCAAAGAGGGGGAGTTAGCGCCGTGTAAGGGATGCGGCGATTTACCTTGGGTTCATTCAGGCTCCGTATTCCGTGACGGTAACGGTATTGGGCATCGGGTCGAGTGTGAAGGAGCGTGTCATTCAATGACTTGTTGGTGGCACACACTAGAAGAAGCCACAACCGCATGGAACACAAACGCGCTACTAACGAAGATAAAGGAGGGGTTGGACGGATGAAGGTTAAAACATTTATAGATATAGAGATATACCCAGACGGAACAATAACAGTATTTGATGAAGGTGGGGGGGTTGTTGGTAAATTGCCGGCAAGCAAGGTCTTGCGAAGCATAGAGAGTAACCTAACTGCATGCGATTGGTTGACTGAAAAGCATTTAAAATCGTTCATAAGCAAGCTAGAAAAACTAACTAAGGGTACACACGATGAGTAACACACAAAACAAATACAGTGAGGCTTTGGAAGCCCAAAAAGAAGGTTGGGTCTTTCATTATGAGTTGGATGAAACAGTCCAACACACCCTAAAAATAACAACCCCAACAAACACACCTAAATTTATGGCATTGGTTGAGGCTGGGGAGAAGGCTACGGGTGGAAATTGGCAAACCGTAGGAGAAAACATTATTAACAGAAGTGGTGATGCTGAGTTAGGTAATTGGCATATATGTGGCAAAGGCCAATGGGATGAAAACAACGAATTTATAACCCAATCAGCCAACACCCGCCCAATATTCAAACAGATAAAGGAGATATGCGATGAGTAACAATGTAATACCGCTAGGCAATGTGACACGCTTAGATGTTCCCGTAGACAGGATATTGGACGCTGCTAAAGGTGAGCTACAAAGCGTTGTTGTTATCGGGTGGGATAACGAAGGTGAGTTTTATGCGGCCTCCTCAATTGCAGATGGTGGGGAAGTTAATTGGTTATTGGACAAAACAAAGATGAAGTTATTGGAGGCTGGAACAGATGAGTAACATCCTTAAAGGCATAGCAGCAATTATACTCTCCCCAATCCTAGTGGTTTTAATCCCGTTATATTTCATAGGAGAGTGTTGTTCGGATTTAATAAAGGGAGGTACAGAAGATGAGTAACACAGAAGCAATGAAGGCGTTGGAGTCATGCCCAGAATGTTCAAACTACGAATGTGTAGTTGAAAGTAACTCGTCAGTTGAGGTGTCGCAAGTGTCCTGTGGGGACTGCGGCCACTTATTACAGAGGAATATACCAGAGGAGGATATAGTAGAACTATGGAACGCATTATCTAAACTTTCCCAAGTGCAGAACAGCAACCCAGCTATTCTTGAGATATTCCGCGCCGCGTTGGGTAAATTAGCCAAGTTAGGCAACGGGGATAAGCAAGGTAATAGCGACGGAAACATCATAGCGCAAACAGCGCTTGATAGTTGCAAAGCCATAAGCCTTAACAAACAAGCCTTAGAAGCAGTCAAGAAGAAGGGTGATGTGTGATGAGTTTTGAGGGATATGGCAATTACGGTTCTATATATGGGCACGATATATTAATATTAGAACACCACGAGCCTGATAAAAGAAAACGCAGGTTATGCCGCTGCGGTTGCCGTAAAAAATCAACGCACATTAAATTCTGCAACGGCGTAGCTATGAATAATGGCTGTGAAAAGTCTATGAATGACCTGAAAGAATCCGCCGAAAAGACAAAGGCGACATTGAAGAAGAAGCGCAGCGATCTCTATAATAAATTTGGATTAAAGGAACAATCATGAGTAACACAGAAGCACTAGAGGCGTTGGATGATATAAAGGGGCGTTTGTATTCGTATATGAACCAACTGTGCGACAAAGATGCGCCAGTTTATAAAAACGTAAAAGGTGAATTAGAAAGAATCCGTAAAGCCCTGACCGCACAGGCGGGGATTGATACCGAACGGGAACAATCAGACCAGATACGGCCAGAACAACCCCGAATGATACCGAGCGGTGTCACGGTAAACCCCAAGACGGTAGACATAGAGGCGTTGGATAGGGTTGTTAAGTTTATGGACGATTGCGAGATTGCATGTGTCTCTATTGATGCGGACATTAGGATAATACGTGGGGCTATAACACATATTAATGTTACCGAACGCACCCAATTCGGTGAATACGCCCCACAATCACCGCAAAAGATACCGAGCGGTGTCACGATAAACCCCAAGGCGGTAGACATAGAGGCGTTGAAGGCTGAGTTGATGGGAAAGAGCAATACCGACTACGGAAAAAGCATGATAGAGCAAACGATAGACCACCTAGCCGCCCAAGGATATATACAAGCAGCACCGATTTGACCACAGTCCCTAAATAATGGTATAATTATTGTATGTTTTACGCAATATTATTTCTATTGTTATCAGACGGTACATACTCCGTACGCATGGACGACCTACCATATAAAAACTACCAAGAATGCATTGAGGCTGTCGATAAGACGGTCTTTTTTGCGTCTAAGCACGTTTATTATGCAGCAGGGGATTGTTCGTATCTACCAACGACTGACATTTAAGCTTTCTTGTAATATATAGTCGGGCGACCATTTGGTTTCTTTTCTTGAACAATAACGATTGTTCCTTCCTCCTTGAGAGCTAATATAATAGCGTCCATATCTTTAGTAGGTATGTGGCGTATCGCTCTGCAAAGATCAGACCTTTTAATACCGTTGATTGATCTCTTCCCAGATATAACTCTCATGACAGCTTGTTTGTTTTTCTCGTATATATTTTCGTACATATAATCATTGGCTATATCAGAAACATACTCAATACTTGTTCTGACAATTGCCTCGGCAATATCTACGTCTTCATTGGTCATGGTAGGTTTTGATGGATCACGAGCTATGGCGAATATCATTGATATTTTAAGAACATTTTCACGATACCTGCCCCATAATGGTGCTGTTCCTTCGACTTCAAACTTGTCAATTTGGTTGTCTTCAAACTCTCCCATATCTGCAAATCTCCCCTCTGTCTGCCCCCAGTCTACTGTCGTTACTCTAGGAGATATAACTGGAGAATTGAATTGAGACAAATCGGCGCTATTAGGCATTGACACAGTGGAAGTGTTCTCTTTGTATTTAGGGCTTAATCTTTCCCACTGCTCTATAATCCGATCTGGCACACCGTCATCACAAGGCATCTGACGCTTTGGCCTGTTGTTGGATATAGGGAGAACAATAAACCTGTTAAGCTCCCCTGTCTTAATGGCCTCGCGTTTAATCGCTGGTATGTAACTCTCTAACGTAGTGGTCCCGTATATGCAAAGATTAGGCTCTTGTACTTCCATTTTCTCTGCGTTGGCGTCTGCATACGTCCCCCCGTTATAGGAGCTACCACTACTAGACCATAATTCTGTGAGCATTTTACCACAGCCTCGTAAATGAGATGGACCGCCCTGATTCGTGACCGACTCCAAAAACATTCCAAACTCATCCAACATCATTAAGCATGACGGGGAAGTTATAACCTCTCTTAATATACCAGCACTGGACTTAACCCCATCGCTGCCTAAAAACTCGGAAAGGCCAGATTTATTTAATATTCTCTTTATCTGCTTGCGTGAGTGGTCCTTACCCGCACTTGTGCCAGCTACACCTACCATGTAAACGTTTGGCCGAGTACCCATAAGTGGTATTTTGTATCTACGCCCGAATACTGCTCCAAGAGCCGCTATCGTATTGTAGAGAGCTAGTTCTGGCTGTGGCTTAATAGAGGTGTCAACGATAAACCTAACAGTATCACCTATAATTCCATCAATTTTCATAGGGTCTATTAATATAGCTGTTTCTTCAGTCTTTTTACCTTTTTTGGCTTCTTTGTCTGTCGATATTTTCTCTAGGAACGCTCTGGCTGGGTGGTCCTCTAGCCGTATTTCTTCTTTTTCACCTTGTGGTACCCAACCGACAAGTTGCGCTAAATGCACAACAGAACCCATAGTAACCTCGCCCCCTTTGGTAAAGCCAGTCCAACGATGTACGCAGTCCCCGGCGATGTACTTAGAACCAGTAGCACTCCACGAGTCCCATAACGACATAGGATAACCACCGTCCTGCAACCCCATACCCACAGCAACCCAGTCATCATATAAACCATCTGGGTCAATGAACGAAAGCATATCTTTAACCTCTGCTATTGTCCACCTGTGTTCCTCGTCAATTAAAACTGGGGCTTGAGGTTTAACTTTTTTCCTAACATTTTCCTCGCATACAAGGTCTAACAGCCAATCTGGTGCATCTATAATTGGAGCGCTAAAATCAACCCAACTATACTGTACGTCTGTAAAATGACGGCTAGGAGGTATAATAGCGAAACCACCGTGACCTCTGACATCAATCCCGTTACCAAGTTTACCAACACGCGAATATACCTTTCTATTGGGATACTTAAAAAATACATGTTTACCGCTAGAAGTGTTGCTTTCTTTAGTTCTGCCGTGTTCTCCGTGTTTTATTAATAAATCAGCCCATGATTCAGCCCCCTCTGGGCCGTCTATATCTATGATAAACACCCCAGATTTCTCTCCAGTAACCAGACCCAAGTTAAGGTTGCCCCGCCCTGCCCATAGTTTCTCCAACCCATCTGGGGAGGATGTGGCGTTAGATAAACCATTTATTGTCGCAGGGTGTTTACCAGCAGAAACCTTGCCATTGGCCTTTGGGATAGCGCACTGAGCGTTGCCACACGTGCAACCATTTATAGTAATACCGTCAGAAGACGTAACTCCATGAACAGGTATTAATTCAAAGTGATGCTTTTCAGCGTACCATTTAGCCGCAGTTAAAGTCGCTATTTCTTCCATCTGATTCTGCCAATCTATCTAAGTAGTTTTTTATCACGACCTCCAAAAGAGTTAACCACTCTTCTTTGGAATACTCTGAAAGGTCGCGTTTCTGTATAGACTTTATATATTCACCTGCCATTGCGGAGGCGTAGTCTAAGGCCTTTTGTTCGTAATCGTGCTGGATTGGGCTACTCACCTCTAGCTACTAACGCCTCGTCTATTAGTATACGAACAAATTCAGTTCTAGTTCTTACAGGTGATTTCTTTAGTGAGGCTTCTATTCTATCAATTTCAGGCTGGTCGTAACTGACATTGATAAATGTTTTTTTGTCGTCCATTTCGTTTTCCTTTAAATATTTGTTGACTTCTTTATTGATACAATATATTAATTAGTTTGTCAAACAGAAAAGGAAGCGAGAATGGAAAAATATAAAAACTTGAGTGTAGAAGAATTAATGGATTCTTACGACGCTCTATTAGAAGAGAAAAAACAGATGGCTAATAAAATAGAGTTTGTTAAGCAAGAACTGATCTCTCATAACAGTAAATTCATCAATGAGAAGCTTATGGAAAAGGGTGAGCCATATGGAACCGCGTCCTTAAAGCTAGGAAAAGACACAGTTTCATTTACTGTTGGTAAAAAAGTAACATGGGACCAAATAATACTTGACAAGCTTTACAAAAAGATATTAAATAGTAACGAGAACGTAGAGGACTACATAGAAGTTAATTATAAGGTCGCTGAGAAGCATTATAATAATTGGCCTGAAGTAGTAAGGAGCGAGTTCTCACCTGCTAGGACCACTGAGATAGGTAGTACGGCAGTTAAAATTAAACGAGGGGAATAGAAAAATGACTAAAGATGTAAACACTGGCAACTGGAACACTGGCTACAGGAACACTGGCAACAGTAACACTGGCAACAGTAACACTGGCTACAGGAACACTGGGGACAGGAACACTGGCTACAGTAACACTGGCAACAGTAACACTGGGGACAGGAACACTGGCTACAGTAACACTGGCAACAGGAACACTGGCTACAGGAACACTGGCTACAGTAACACTGGCAACTGGAACACTGGCAACTGGAACACTGGCAACTGGAACACCTGTGATAAAGAAACAGGGTTCTTTAACACAGCACAACCAACAAAGGTTCGTGTATTTAACACTCTTGTGGCTGCCGACTTATGGTCGAAGGCCGAAAAACCTGATTTTTTATATTTCTCGCTTACAGAATGGGTATTTGAAGACGAGATGACCGACCAAGAGAAAGTAGATTACGACACATTCCGCACTACTGGAGGCTATCTCAAATCATATGAATACAAAGAGGCATTTCAGAAATCATGGGATGAGGCAGATGAAGAAGACAGGGCTTTATTATTCAAGCTGCCGGAATTTGACGCAGAAGTGTTTAAGGAAATATCTGGTATAGACGTATCTATTAATAAACCAGATTGCCAAGGTAAGACCGTCATTGTTGATGGTATAGAATATGAACTTAAGAAGAAAGTATAGAAAAATGACACTATCACTAGAAGAAAAAAGGCATAAGCCACCACGCATTTTGATCTACGGGCCACATGGGTTAGGCAAGTCAACGTTTGGTGCGTTAGCTCCAAATCCTGTGTTTATACAAACAGAGGACGGTCTGGACGCAATCGACGCGCCATGTTACCCATTAGCTAAATCATTCTCAGAGGTTATGACTCATATAACTGAATTGGCGACCTCAGACCATGACCGCAAAACACTAATAGTGGACAGTGTGGATTGGTTAGAGCCTCTTATACAAAACCAAGTCGCGTCTGAGCATAATGTCAAGTCGGTTGAGGATATTCCGTACGGAAAAGGTTTTGGCATGGCGCTTGACCTTTGGAGGAAGTACATTTCTTCTCTTAATTATCTGAGAGACGAAAAGGATATGATGATTATCCAAACGGCTCATGCCGATATTAAGCGTTACGAAAATCCTGACACTGACGCTTATGACCGTTTTGAAATTAAGCTACACAAAAAAGCTTCTCCTATTTTAATGGAGCATTCGGACATTGTTTTATTCGCCAACTATTTCGTTGGTATTGCAAAAGAAGAAAAAGCCTTTGCCAAAGAAGGTCGTAAAAGAGCTATTGGTTCTGGGGAGCGTATCCTGTATACTCAGGAACGCCCGTCAGCGTCAGCAAAGAATCGTTACGACTTACCATCAGAAATTCCTTTCGATAAGGAAGGTAAATACTGGAAGGTGATTGCCGATCACGTTCCTTACTACAACACAAAACAGAAGGAGACTAAATAATGGCACAATTAGGACAGACATACCAAGTGGACTCAATGCCGACAGACGAGTTCGAGCTTATTCCAGTTGGGCAATATCCAGCTATGATTACTTATAGCGAAATGAAACCTACTAAAGCTGGTACTGGGCAATACCTAGAGCTAGACGTAACACTGCAAGACGCCAAGTTTAGTGGTCGTGTTTTGAAAGAGCGCCTGAACCTAGATAACCCAAATGCCAAAGCTGTAGAGATTTCGTTCTCAACTTTGAAAAAGATTTGTGTAGCGGTTGGAGTTAATAACGTTACAGATAGTAATGAATTGCATAATAAGCGTTTCGTTGTTGCTGTGAAAATTGACCCTGCCAGCCCATACGAAAAAGATGGCGTTAATTATGAGGGTACTCCTCAGAATGCCATTAAAGGTTATTACCCTGTCGGTAGTGAAGCCCCTGTAACACAGCAGCCCACACCTGCTGCTCAACCAACTGCTCAAGCTGCTCCTGTTGCCGATGCAAGTACGGAAGAGAAGTTACCTTGGGAATAAACTGAGTAAAAGGCTGCGGCGTGGAAGGACACGTGTACGGACGCGGAGAACTGGGTAATCACAAGTAAGAGGCGGTTTGAGAGCCGTCCCACCAGTAGCAGGTATCAAGCCCTGCCAGCCCTACTGAGTAACTGCGTAAGTCCTAAGCATGACTGAAACTGCTTATTTTTATAACTAACTCCCCCGCTGGTCTTCCAGAGGGGTTGACATGAAGACATCTTGCCCTGCGCTTTTAAAGCGGCTGATGAGCACTTGCGAAACACTTTTTGTGTACCGTGGAGCTTCCCAAGCAGGGGAATAAATGGAAGCCTAGGCCCCTCACAAGACCAGTGCGGGAGTTAGTTATTCACTATGGGACTGCGTATATTACTGGGTGGAATTAATTAGCGTTAACTTTCATTTTAATATGCAGTCCCACCAATAACATTTACCACGGGAAAGGGTAAAACAATGGAACGTAAATATAGCTATCACAAGACAGAAGGCGCTCCTATGTTCTTATGGGACAGCCACGAAGAGTTCGAGCAAGGCGCTATGCAGCAGCTTCAAAATGTCGCGTCTTTGCCTTTTATACATGACCATATAGCAGGTATGCCTGACGTCCATTTGGGTATGGGGGCTACAATTGGCTCTGTAATCCCAACTAAGGGCGCTATTATCCCTGCTGCTGTAGGCGTGGATATAGGATGTGGCATGATGGCATACCAAACAAGCCTAACAGCATTAGATTTACCCGACAACTTACACGCTATTCGTTCAGGAATAGAAGAGGCTGTGCCTCATGGTCGTAGCGATAACGGCGGTAAGAACGACAAAGGAGGATGGCACGGTGTCGCAACACCAAGCGTTGTCAAAAGATGGTCTGATTTATCTGATAGGTACAACAAGATAATTGACAAACATCCCAAAGCCAAAGCTTTTAACACCATCGCCCACATGGGGACTCTCGGTACTGGGAATCACTTTATTGAGGTCTGCCTAGATGAAAACGATGCTGTATGGGTAATGTTACATTCAGGTTCCCGTGGTGTTGGTAATCGTATAGGTATGTACTTTATAGAAAAAGCTAAAGAAGAAATGCGCCGTTGGCACATTGATAAGTTCTTGCCAGACCAAGATTTAGCTTATCTAGTTGAGCATACTGAATTATTTGACGATTACGTTGAGGCAGTCCAATGGGCGCAAGATTTTGCTAGCCAAAACAGACAGGAAATGATGGACTGCGTTATACGAGTCTTAAGGTCACACCTTAAGGACTTCACTATCACTGAAATGGCCATAAATTGTCACCACAACTATGTGGATAAAGAAAACCACTATGGCGCTAACGTTTTCGTTACTCGTAAAGGCGCTGTACGTGCCAGAAAAGGCGACCTCGGAATCATCCCCGGCAGCATGGGTACAGGTTCCTTTATTGTCAGAGGACTCGGAAATAAGGAAAGCTTTTGCTCTTGTTCACACGGAGCAGGCAGGGTTATGTCTCGCACCAAAGCAAAGAAAACAATATCTATGGAACAACATGCAAAAGCAATGACTGGCATTGAGGCTCGTCTCGACGAGGGTGTTCTGGATGAGTCCCCAGCAGCTTACAAAGATATAGGGGCTGTTATGGAGGCACAAGAAGACCTTGTGGAGATATTATACAGGCTTCGTCAAGTCGTGAATGTGAAAGGGTAGATTAATGAATAAACAACAAATAGATAAGGCTTTGAATATATACGAAGGCCAAGCAGAACTCGAATTAAATTTCTGTTATGAGGGCGGCGAGAAAGACGCTGTATTCGTGGCAGAGACAATGGCTGAGGCTTATAAATTATTACTGGCTTTTTACGAGGCGAGTCAGTAATGGCGCTTATACCTCAAAAACCATACGCCACACTTGACGCCATCGACACTGAGATGGAACGTCTTATGGCAGCGGAACCACAACGGAAGTCCACAGCAATTGGGATGTCCTCCATTGGCAAGTTCTGCAATCGCCAGATATGGTATCGGCTTAACAACTATCCCCGTAAGCCCAGAAAAGCGTTCCTACAGAAATGTGCCGACAATGGCATGGTTGATGAGGACATTATGGCTGATAGATTACGCCTTTTGCCCCAAATAACGCTCTGGACGCATTCTGAGGGTGGAGGGCAGTATAAGCAGGAATTATTAGACGGACGCTATGTGGGGTATCCTGACGGCGTTATTAAGGGTCTTGTAGAGGCACCTACCAAGGTTTTTGTGTGGGAAAACAAGAGTAGAGAGCAGAAGTACGTAAATGACCTAGTAAAGAAAATAAAAATAGATTCAGAGACGGCTTTAGAAAGATGGAGTCCAGAGTATTATGCCCAAGCAGTGTCTTTAATGGACGCTATGGGTATAGATAGGCATTATCTTACTTGTTGCACTCCCGGAGCCAGAACTTGCGTTTCCGTTGTCACGAAGTCCAACCCTAAGTTCGCTTCCGCATTAAAGGAAAAAGCCAAGCGTATTATAGAATCAGAAGAAGAGCCGGAAAGAGCCGGGCATGAAAACGATTATCGCTGCAAAAGCTTTTGTGATTTTTATGGAGAGTGTTATGGGTCTAAAAAATGAAGGTTCTGAGAAATTACCAAAACAAAGCCGTTGATTCTCTATTTGATTTCTTTATGAAAAACAAATTAGGCTCCCCTCTATTGGTAATCCCAGTGGGAGGGGGCAAGTCTTTAATTATGGCTGAGGTCTGCAAGCGGGTTATACAGAGACACTCTCCAACACGTATATTAATTCTCGCCCATGTTGCCGAACTTTTAACTCAAACCGCTGAGGAGGTTCTGTGCCAATATCCAGATGCAAACTTGACCTTTTATTCAGCGTCATTAAAGAAGAAGGATTTGTCAGGAAATATCGTTTGCGCCAATATTCAGTCGATTCATAAGAAGGTTTTTGAGTTTGATAGGCCGTTCGATCTGGTGCTTATAGACGAGGCTCAATTGGTGTCGCCACGCGAAGACACGATGTATAAAACATTCTTCAAGAACTTAGCTATCATAAACCCTAAAGTAAAAATATGCGGTGTGACTGGTACTAAATTCAGAAGTACAACAGGGCGACTGACAGAGGGCGAGGGGCGTATATTCACGGACGTAGCATATGAATTACCTATGCTGTATCTGATTGAGAAGGGTTATTTATGCCCACCTGTAACGCCACAGATGAAAACATTACTCTCGACAGAGGGGGTTGCTAAACGCGGAGGAGACTTCGTTGAAAGCCAATTGCAAAAAGCTGTGGATAAGGACCACCTGACAATATCTTGTGTCGATGAGATCATGGAACACGGGCATGACAGAAAATGCTGGATTGTGTTTACATCTGGGGTTGAGCATTGCGAGCATGTCAGAGATGAGATTCGCTCCCGTGGAATATCCTGTGAGATGGTTCATGGAAAGACGCCAAAAGGAGAGCGAGAGGCAATCGTTAAGGCGCATAAAAACGGTACTGTAAAATGTCTTGTAAATGTTGCTTGTTTTTGCTTGGATGAGGAAACTGAAATACTAACCAGAGAGGGTTGGGTCGGGATTGACGACATGTCCGACGATCATAATGTTGCCTCTTGGTATTTCGACGGGTCTATAACTTTCGAACCGCCTAAGTATATAATAAAAAGAGAAAGGTTTTCTTGGGAAAAATTGGTTTCTGTTGACGGACGGAATAATAACATAAGAGTCACCGATAGGCACAGAATGATAATCAAAAAAAGGAATGAGAAAGATTTTTACGTAAAACATGCTGGTAAAATAGACAACGAAGAAGTGTTCCTCCCTACAAGCGGCGTATCCCCTCCGTGTCACAACGCAGTTATACCATTTGAGCCTATAGACGAAAAACAAAGAAAATCACGTATAAGAACATGTAAATGTGTGTATAAGAAAAAGTATAATATGACTGCGGAAGACGCTGAAAAAATGGCCATTTATGAAACAGACAGACGGTACGCTATGCTCCCTAAGCAGCCATACGAACTATCAATATCAGATTGCCATATAATAGGTTTTTGGTTAGGAGACGGATCATTTTCGCATGGACGTCCGCAAATATCTCAGTCTATGAGATACAATAAAATTGTAGATTGGTTCGACACTCAATTAAAACAATCTGGCCTAAGCTCATGCAGGACGGTTAGGCCGCCTCAAAAAGAAGGGGGCAACGATGTGGTTACTTGGGACTTGGCGTCCGGCAAAGGGGGTATAGGGCAAAAAGTCCCTCTAGGGTCGTATGTGATAAAACCATACCTCAATAAAATGGGAACAGAATTATTTTGGGGGTTAAACAACAAACAATTCGCAGCACTTATGCACGGTTACTGGATGGCTGACGGCAATCACGGCGACGGCACGGGTAACAAGCAAAGAGGCACGAGTATATATGCAACGCAAAAACCTCTTTTCGATCTTTTGCAAGCTATAGGGGCTTGCCGAGGGTATAGGTTTACAATATCGAAACCATGCCAACCAAAAAATCCGAAACATAAAAAACTTTACAAAATGTCTTGGAGGAAAGCTAAGACAACTCATCTACTCAAAGAGCGCATGAAAATAGAGGAAGGCCCGGTTAGAAAAGGAGAGAGGGTTTGGTGTGTCACATCTGAAAGCGGCAACATAATAACAAGGAGAGGCGGGAAGGTTGTGGTCGTTGGCAATACAGAAGGTTACAACAACCCCCGCATTGATTTATTGGCGTTCATGCGCCCTACTAGGTCGCCAGTGCTGTACGTGCAGATATGTGGACGAGTTATCAGAACACACCCAGATAAGGTAGACGGGCTTATATTGGACTTCGGCGGCGTTGTAGCTGCATTGGGACCAGTGGATACTGTCGATGTACGTAAGGAGATGGGGACAGGAGACGGCGACCCGCCTATTAAGGTATGTCCTGAGTGCCACGCGGTATGTTTCGCTGGCGTTAGATGCTGTCATGACTGCGGATTCGAGTTTCCAGAGGCGCCGACAAAGATGGTTGGTAAGGCGTTTGGAGGCGCTGTCCTGTCTACGCAAATAGAACCAGAGTGGCATCAAGTTTTGAGTGTTAAATATTCCCGTCATCAAAAACCCACCAAGGTAGCATTGATGAAAGTCGAGTATATGACACTAAATGGCAAGTTCTACGATTGGGTTTGTTATCTTCATGGTGGACGTGCGAAGGATAAAGCTGTAAGGTGGCATAGAGAACGAACGGAAATGCCAGTGCCGAGAAGTATCGAGGAAGCGTTGGGATACAAGTATAAGCAGCCGACAAGAGTGCAGACGATAAAAAAAGGAAAATACTACGAAGTAATAGGTCACGACTTTAACAAAGGAGAAGTATGATGAGTAAAGAAGAGGCTCGTATTATCTCAGAAGGCGGTAGCCACTACGAGATAGCGGTAAATTTATCTAACCTTTATTTGTCCTTAATCCCTCAAACACCGAGTCCATTCCCAACAACACCAAAAGGAGACTAAAATGGAAATAAAAGAAAAAGCACTAAAGAAAATGTCAGACAAGTATGACGCAGGTTGCATCGAGCATGACGGTGGACTTGCTAAAGCGCCAGATGATCTAGTTCTATGGCTTGAGAGCTTGCAAGAGGAGCTTATGGACGGAGTTTTCTATATAGAGAAAGCGCTGGACACCATTA